CCTCGATTGATCCAAAAAATCAATATGAAGCTCTATATAATTCTTTGGCTGGCAGCTTCATTAGTTTGCTTCCTCAGATGATGATCTCGATACTTCAGGAAAAGTATAATATTAGAGCAGTAAACTTCTTCATGCTCGATCAATCTATGTCAGCAAATAGTATTTCTCATCGTTCTGGTTTCCCTGATTTAATTAAGATTACTAAAGATCTAAAAGAAAACTTTGCTTTTACTTATAATAAGGGAGAGTGGGCTGCACAATACTTTATTAAAAGCATTCAGGTTAAAGCCAAAATCTTGAAAGAAACCACTTCCTCGGGAAACATATCAAAGGGAAATTTGATCAAGAATTTCGTTGGCAACGGTCGCATAAACAAGATTTCTAAGTATATCGCGAATGAATTTATCTCTATCGTCGCCTAACCCATTGAAATCATTGAAAAAGATAATTTCCTTCTATATCAATGACTTAGCCTAACCCATTGATTTATAACAAAAGAATTCGCTTTACTCTATTCGGTTTCTATGCTAGAATGATAAGTAAGCTGAAAACAAAGGAATGAAAATGACTCGCGCCTCTAAGACTGATATCGAAAATTCTATTACTAAGCTGATCTCAGAGTTTGGTTCTGAGAAAGTGTCTGGCACCAATCTTGTTAAGTATTGTCGGAAACATGGCATGCCAGTTCCCTCAAAATACCTGGCCGATCGCAAGATTGGCCCTGGACTCTATAACGTCTCTCTGAATCTGAATTCTAAGACTGCTCTCAAGGCTCCTTCCCCGACGAAAGCCACGCCCGAGATCACTGCTCCCATGCAGGTCATCTCTATGGTCGAACGCAAGAAGTCAGTCATAAACACTGGACCAACCTACATTCCCCAGCCTCATGATGGCTTCGTGAAGTTCGGTAATTATGATCAGGTCGATGCCGTCATTGCCTCGAAGAAGTTCTATCCTGTCTACATCTCTGGTATGTCTGGAAATGGCAAGACACTAATGGTTCAGCAGATCTGCGCCAAGCAGAAGCGCGAATTGATTCAGATCAATATCAATCCGCAAACTGATGAGGACGATCTGATCGGTGGGCTTCGTCTCGTGAACGGTGATACTCTCTTTGATGATGGTCCAGTCCTGACTGCCATGCGTCGTGGTGCAATCCTTCTCCTCGACGAGACTGATCGCGGTTCGAACAAATTGATGTGCATTCAGAGCATTCTCGAGGGTCGTCCCTTCTTTGTAAAAAAGACTGGCGAAACAATTCATCCTGTCTCGGGATTTAACATTGTGGCCACGGCCAATACCAAGGGTCGTGGTTCTAATGATGGCCGATATTCTGCTGCTACAATTATCGACGATGCTTGGCTCGAACGATTTCCTGTAACATTCATGCAGGAATATCCCGAAGAAAAGATTGAACGCAAGATTCTCGAGAATTGTTTCTCTAATCTTACAGGCAATAAGAATACTGAATTCGTCGATAATCTTATTCTTTGGTCGACGGCCATCCGCACTTCCTTCACTGAAGGTGCAATCAATGATCTGATTACAACTCGCCGATTGGTCCACATTGCCAATGCCTATTCGATCTTCAATGATCGGATGGTTGCTATCAATATGTGCGTCAATCGCTTCGATGATGAGACTCGATCTGCCATGGTCGATCTCTATTCCAAAGTCGATGCTACATTAGTCACTGCTGCTCAGGCCGACCTGACTACAAACACAGTCAGCTCATATGCTGTGTCGCCGTCAATGCCTGTGTCACCGTTCGCACTCGCGAGTACTGCAAATACAACTGTTAATTTTTAAAATAAAGATAAAAAACAGCTTGTATTCTTTCTAGAAATGGTATATACTTATTCTAATGATACAGTGATGTATTATTAAATGGCTATCGGTGAGTGCCTTAATCTCATCTTTATAATGGAGACTACTAATGTCGAATACTACACAGACTAAGCGTGTTATTGATTATCTGACCAGCGGAAAAGACCTCACAGAAGGTCAGGCTCGTTCTCGCTTTGGAGTTAAGAATATGTCGGCCATGGTCAGCAATCTGCGCACGAAGCATGGCATTGCCGTCTATCGTAACACCAAGATTTCCTCGAAGGGTGAGAAGATGACACTGTTCCGTGCTGGCGTGCCGACTCGTGCAGTCGTTGCTGCTGGATATGCAGCTCTTGCCGACCTTCCTGGCTTTGATGCAGGAATCGGTCGATTCACCGAATAGTGTAAATTAGGATTTAGAAGTTTAGTCATCTTCTGAATTCTAAATCGGGCAGAGTGTTGGTGGTTTTTATTTTTCCTACCAGCCCTCTGCCCGAATTCTATTTGCGTATAAATAGATTTGATGTTCGAATTATAATGACATTGATGAAGGATCTATATTATGAAATTAGAAGTTACAATCGAAGAACTTAGAAAAAAGAAAATATTCGTTGCGACCCCAATGTATGGTGGTCAATGTTCTGGACTTTATTGTAAGTCAGTTGCAGATCTCGCGGCCATGGCTGCAAATTATGGAATGGATGTCAAATTCTTTTATCTCTTTAATGAGAGCCTAATCACCAGAGCAAGAAACTATCTCGTCGATGAGTTTCTTCGCTCTGATTACACACATCTTATGTTTATCGATTCGGACATTGGCTTTGATCCAAATGACGTTATTGGTCTTGCTGCTATCTCTGATGATGAACATGAAGTGGTGTGTGGCCCATATCCTAAAAAGACCATTGCCTGGGAAAAGATCAAGGCAGCAGTAGACAAGGGATATGCCGATAAGAATCCTAGTGTCCTTGATAGATTTGTCGGAGACTTTGTATTCAATCCTGCCGAGGACACAACAGAGATTCATCTCGATAAACCAGCAAAGGTTCTCGAGTCTGGAACTGGATTTATGTTGATCGCTCGCTCGGCATTTGAAAAGTATAAGGCAGCATATCCACAGTTTATGTATAGACCAGATCACGTTCGAACTTCGGCATTTGATGGTTCTCGAGAGATCATGGCTTTCTTTGATTGCATTATTGATCCTGAATCAAAGAGATACCTCTCAGAAGATTACATGTTCTGTCAGTGGGCAAGAAAGGCAGGTATTGATATTTGGCTCTGCCCTTGGATGCAGCTTAATCACGTTGGCAGTTATGTCTTTGGTGGAAGCCTTGTTGACTTAGCTCAGATCGGTGCTTCGGCCACTGCCGATAATTCTAAACTAGGAAAGAAGGTCTAGCTATACTCTTGTCGTTGTTAATATCGATATTCGCTATTTTTATTATGAATCTATGGGTGAAATATTATGATTTGGGTCGAAAAGTATAGACCACAGAAGATCGAAGACTGTGTTCTGCCAAGTAAAATTAAAGCACAGTTTCAGAAGATAGTTGACACGGGTAATTGTCCAAACCTTCTAATGTCAGGCGGACCTGGTGTTGGAAAGACGACAATTGCTCGTGCACTTCTTAATGAGATTGGCTATGACTATATGATCGTGAATGGTTCAATGGATAGAAACATTGATACCCTCCGAAACCAGATTACACAGTATGCTTCGAGCATGTCACTTAATGGCACTCGTAAGTTTGTAATCCTAGACGAAGCTGATTATCTAAATCCAACATCGACTCAACCAGCTCTTAGAAACTTCATCGAGGAGTTCTCTTCGAACTGTGGGTTCATTCTCACATGTAACTATAAGTCAAAGATCATCGAGCCTCTTCATTCTCGTTGTTCTGTAATTGACTTTAAGATCAATAAGAGCGATCTTGTTCCACTTTGTATCTCCTTCCTAAAGAGAGTAGAGTATATTCTTAAGGAAGAAGGCGTCGAGTATGACAAGAAAATTGTTTCGGAAATGATCATCAGTCATGCACCAGATTGGCGAAGAGTTCTAAATGAACTTCAGAGAAACTCTGTCTCTGGTAAGATCGACGAATCAACATCTTCTGCGACAAAAGATTTTACCATCTCTACCTTGGTCGAGTTTCTCAAGAAGAAAGACTTTGATTCAATTCGAAAGTGGTGCGGAGAGAATAGTGACGTTTCCTCATCGGATATTTTCCGAAAGATTTATAACAATACCTATGAGTTCCTAGATCCAACGTGTGTCCCTCTAGTCGTAACTACCCTTGCCGACTATCAATATAAATCTGCCTTTGTTGCTGATCAGGAGATCAATATGGTTGCATGTTTGGCCACGATAATGATGGAGGCTAAATTTAAGTAATGAAGGGGTTTTGGAAACTTTGGGCTATGAGTCTTGGGCAAAAAGCAACGGAAAATAAGTCCGATGCTGATATGGTGGCTATGATTCGTTCTGTTATTGTAGGCATAAACATACTCTCTGCTATCCTCTTAATCATAAATATAATACATAAGTGGTAAAAAATGAGCCCATTTGATTTCGTTACTTCTATCAATTCTAAAGAACAGACCAATTTAATCGACCAGAATCCTGATTGCGAGAGGGAATATGCTCCATTTCTAGCCAATAGGTCGCTATCTTATTTTAGAGATACCATATTATTCTCAAATGAAATGAATCTTAGACATGGCTTTGATAAGAAGCCTCAGTATGATTATTATATAAATACTATTAGACCGCAGAAGAGATATAATAAGAAGTGGGCTAAAAGAGATATTCTTGATATTGACAAGCTAGAGCTGATCTCTGAATACTATGAGTGTAACATTACCAGATCTATGGAATATTCAGTTCTATTGACCGAAACCGATATTGAAGAAATAAGAAAAAGAATGTATAAGGGTGGTATTACTCATGACAAGAGGAATGGTAGAAAATCTAATTGAGATAAAACTCAAACAAGAGGATGATTTCTTAAAGGTGAAGGAGACCCTTACAAGGATTGGGGTTGCCTCTCGAAAAGAAAAAACTCTATTTCAGTCTTGTCACATTCTTCATAAGAAGGGTAAGTATTACCTAGTACATTTTAAAGAATTATTTGCTCTAGATGGGAAACCATCTAACTTTTCTTCTGATGACATTGCTCGAAGAAATACTATATGTAATCTTTTAGGGGAATGGGGATTGATCGATCTTTGTGATAAGTCTAGAACTGCATCACCGACTGTCGCTATTCAACAGCTTAAGATTCTACCATATTCGGAGAAGAGTCAATGGAAGTTAGAACAGAAATATAATATTGGTAAGAGGAAGTCAGATGTTAACGACAAAGCAACAGGACGAGAAAATCAAAATCATCAAACGGAAGATTTATGACATCATTGGTGATGAGATTCTCGAAGAACAGAATAAGAAGGG